TTCTTTGACCAACTTATGCAACTTATTGTGCATAAATCTGGCTCTTACAAGAGCATGTTAATCAGGGTAGAGTGGTACTTCGATATCATCTCCATCTTTCAAAACAAAAGATCGACCATCCTCAGTGTCCAACTTAACAACTGATCCAAACTGATCAACTGTTATGTCTGCACCTGGTGATCCAACTATTGTTGCTCTAGCTCCAATTTTATATTTTGTTTCAATTTTTGCATCAATTTTGTTGAAAACTGAAACCAACTCTTGTTGACTAGCCACTTTAAGCCATTCATCAATTGAAGTCATAGACACAGACTCCATTTGGATGATGCTTGGAATGCCTGACCTGCGTTCCTTCTTCTGTACAATGGCTGACATGTCATCAATTTCTTTCTGCTTACTCACAAGCAGCTTATTATGATCTTCAAGCAACACATGCTTGCTCTTGTCAAAGACCACAGGCTCTTCTGAGTACAACCATCGATTGACGTTCAAGTTATAACTAGAATACCCTGAGATCAATTTGGTAGTGAGATCACAAATCCAAGCTTGATTGAAGTTCTTGCTTGTGAAGTTGACGACTACTTTTGGTTTAGCAACCTCAATTTCTACAACTTTTTCTTCTATGATTGGCGCATCACAAAAGACGCCAGAATCATAGTCTTCTTTATTTTGATTGAAATAGAAAGTAGATAAGGAAAAGTTTGGAAGATTGTACGAAATTCTCAATGTTTTTGATCCTTTTTCATTTGAATATGAGAAATCATCTGGAATGACCGAACGAGAAGTGATGCTCTCAAAAGCATCTGAATCAAAGAAACCCATGGTGAACGTTTACATAAATGAACCAAAAACCTCAACCAACCCATCTATTCTCAAGAAGAAGAGGGCACCAGTTCCTTTCTTGTCACCGATGGATTCGCATTCTACAGCCCAACACAAGTTCATAGGAGTGGAAACCTTAATGACGTTCGAGATTATGATTCTATGTCTCGCTGTCGAAAAGGGAACATCCATCCAACCCCTGTTGAAATTTGGGTCACTGAGACCACCAAAGGTCTCAACTTGGTACCCGGGCATGCATCCAAATTCGGCTTCTGTAGTTGGTGCTTTATGTCCTGGTGGAACCCAGCACACATGAAGTGTCACGCTTTTACCAACAACACCAGGTCCCGGAATAAAGCTATATTTCGGGTCTCTTTTCCAAATTACCAGAGAGCGGTTGATAGCCGCTTCCTGGATTTTGCTGTGTTGTGATGGGTCCCATATCTTGGGTTTGGTGAAGCCAACGGCTTCAGTGACCTTCTCATTGTGTATGACCTCACGGTCACCAGCTGACTTACCACTTATCTTTATGAGGAACTGCTCAACCAATGGTGCACCCCCTTCTTCAAAGAATAATTGAGTAGTCATGATTATGGTAGGTGGAATTCGTTTGTGATAAATATATACACATCGCATTTTTGTATAGGTAATGCAAAACCCACCTCTATAACAGCGTTGTTGTAACACTGCAACCGATATACCTTAAGCCGAAAATCGACCGATCAGCGCTTTAATTCTGTTTGGCCATTGAGTGATGACACTCAACGCCTGATCATGCTGTGAATGGATCACGGGCCCATTATCGTGTAGTGTTGCACATCACGATTCCCACACAGGAGACCTCGCAGAGCACTACATTAAGTGTTGCTACATTTGACTGATCTCGCCTCGGATGAGACTAAGCTAAAACCACCAGGTCTTTATGGTACAATATGAGTGATCACCATCAGTGATGGCAATTGCTTTTTGGACCTATGTGCGCTTTGGGATCACACATACTTCTCAATTTGTTTATATGGTTTGCCTGCCTATCAGATACGTAATAACCGATTAGGTGGTTATTTCAATGTTATTTTCTTCACATTGATCCAACGTGAGTAGATTTACTAGAAATAATCTATCTCTGTAACCTCCTCTGACATGAGATCGACTTTGTATCTCACAGTACCACTGAAGGTGACAATTTCAGAGCTCTCACTAGTGACTGATACAGCATGGTTGCTGAACAGATACATCATCGGTGAGGACTTTGCCCTTGTCAAGTAATCATTAATCACCACTTCTGGTGAGGAACGATTGCTCCATTGGCCTTGCATAACTGTGTAGTCAACCTTATTCTTCCTACACGCCTCAACACTCTGATTCATGGTAGCTGGATAATTATAAGTGCTCATAGCATTGACAGCTTGAACATTGTTGCCGACACAAAAGGCTAATGCGTATCCAAGGCACCCACCATCCTTGCTATGTAGAGTACATTTACTCTCATGACCGGGTGACTTAAGCGACTCTGGTAAGTCATCATACTGCATAGCTGCCAGTGTACACGCCCTATTGATGATGTACTCTACACCCATGGGATCTGCATTGAAAAGGTCTGCATAAGCCTTTGCATGCGCTGGCAACCCAAGGACCGCGGTAACACCATTGAGCTGCTTGCACTCAACACCGTATGCTATGTGCTGCGTACGTGTTCTCCTGGAGTAAGCCATCTTGATGATGCCTCTTATGCGAGCTGCTATGCTAACTTCACTATTGATGCTGACATTACTAGTGAAACTAGGCCTACCAGAGTGAGTTGTGACCACCAATTCCTTTAAGCCGACATGATCACTACCATATATGACATCTTTACGTTTCCTTAGCTTCCGGTCACATGTGATGTCATCACCAACCTGAAGCATCCTGATGCCATACGGAATCTCGTATCTTGATATGAGCATAGAGAATGCCATTATCATATTGGCAATAAGCGTCCATGCATCACCTGAGCCGAGGCCTGAACCCATCTCAATCCTGAGATTGCCTTCCATGTCCCCAATGGTTCTCCAGCACCTTATCTCTTGAGCGAGGTCAGACATGCCTTGCCGCTTAGCTACCATTTCGACCAGCCTCACAAATACGGCCACGTGTACTGATGAATGTGAAGAATCTTGCTTGTCTATATCAAGCTCGTAAGTTTCTCCCATACTACCCAACACTCGAGCCACTTCGGGTTTTGTGAATCCAACAGGTGTTATTATGCCAGGTCTGAGACTCCTGCTCCAGGCATGTGTTAAGACATTGGAACAATCGCCAAACAATGCCAATTGAGTGGCATTCATGGCTGTAACACTCAATATCTTCAAGCCTTTGCCAATGGTCATAACCTTCTTAGAAGGTTCATTCTTGGCAAAAGCGAATGATACAGTGTCACTTTTTGTCCTCTGTTCACCCTCAGTCATCTTGATGACTTGATCTCGTGACTGACGCCTCATGGCAGAGAGATCCTCACCAATCAACGCATTGAACCTTTTAGCATCAATAACCCTGTCGAAGAGTAACCGTATGATCTTTCTAGCACTGGACATATCCTTAGCCGTTATCACAGTTGGACTGGTGTGGCGTTCAAGCATATTGATCTTGTCAGAACCCTTGACACGCGCCGGATTGAAGATAAAAGTTTCCTCACTGGAGACTGGACTATGACCATGGTGTGTGTTGACCAACTTACATTTGGTTGCATCAACCTCTGTAGATGTTATTGCCTCAAGTGGGATTGCCTCTTGTTGTTCCTCATCTACTAGAGAACCCATTGTGAAACCAGTTTCAGGGTGGTAAACCTCACTATCCTCAAGGACAACATTTTCATTTTCAAACCTCTCGTACAATATGGTGTCCACAACTGTCGGATCAACCAAATCCCAGGTTGGGCTTGAATACAAAAAGTCAGAAGGAAGTTCAGAAGTACCATTAACAAGCGACTGGTCTACCATTGGTCCGTCCATAAGGGATCTCTTATCTTTGAACACGAAACAAGTGCCTTCCGATGAACGGGTCACAGCGACACCAAGATGAGCGCCGGAGGCCTTAAGGAATGCCATATCAGGGCATGCTCCACCACCGAGGGTAGTATGTACAAATGTCCATTTGCTACGTGCACCTTGAGATTCATGCGCTGTCAAAGCATCATCATTACCTCGGCCGATCATCAGAGCTTTGGCCTTCTGGGTTCCGTTTATGCATAAGTCATTCTTTCCAACGGAAACCACATCATCCTGTTCAATGGTATAGAACAAGCCATGACACTTTGAAGAACCAGAATAATACATGTCACACGGAACCGGTGACCTGTTTACCCTCAAGTACTCAAGCAGCGATGTGAACGGTGCAAAAGACACAGGTGCTATAGCAATGAAACCAGGCCTAAATGACATAGGATTTAATGAAGCATCCTCTTCTTCGAAGACCGCACCTATCTGATGCCCATCACCGATGGTAATCAAGCCTTTAGCGGAAGGAAATCGTCTAAGCAGTTCAAGATGTGACAGGCCAAAAGTATACGCCTCATCCACTATGACAAACCTGGAACAGTCCATCGTCAGAGCCTTATGCTGAGTGGCAACACTTGCACGTTGAAATGGGTCTAACTCACCCAGCTCCTTGATCCAATCACCTTTAAGTTTGTTAGAGGGGACGACGACGAGGTCCTGTGAGGTTATCCAGCTTCGAACACCTTTAGATTTGCCACCAAAAGCCAATCCATCTATGTGTGCAATGTATGGTATGGGTTCATTATGAATCTTATCCATCTGACCAGACATGATCTTATTGACAGCCTCAAGCTCAAAGTCTTTTCCTATCCAGTTCATCAACTGGGAGTTCGTTACGAAAGGCTTTCTAAGCTTGGTCTGGTCACGTTGTGTACTAATGGCCAATGAAGATACAATATTGCTGATGAAATCAGAACCCTTCTCATCAGGAGAATACTTACACATTGCATTTGGTGGGATAGGCGGCAGCACTTCCACGTCTTCAACCTTAGATGAATACCCGGGAAGATAGTTGTCCATGATGTCATGAATTTCAGCAAAACTGACACATCCATCGACTACTGGGAGGCGTTTGATCAGCCTCTGGTTAGCCTTAATGTCATCAACAGTAACAATGTCGAATGCTTTGAAAGCCTCTTCTGCGGTTTTGAACGTATCTGACCCATCAGAGTAACACTTAATAACTGGAGTAGGCAATATTTGCATAATTGGCATGCTACCATTCACTGCCCACACTGAAGCATCTCTCCCAAGAGGTACCACCGTAGGAAGTTCAGACAGCATCTTCTGAGCATCACGCTCAAGATTTTCTATATGCGCAAGAGCCTCTGGAGATACATTAACTTTCGCTGCGTGAGCCGTTGAAAGGAGTGAAGACATTTGAGATATCCTTGCTGCCCTAGAATTGATAGAACCGAAGAAAGACTTCAGCTCTGTCATAAATCTGACATAGGGAATATCGGCCATGGTAGTACGAAGAGCTCTCCTTTTAGCGTCCAATTCACTTTCTTCCATATTTAAACTTTCGTTTGTGTACCTCAGTTCAAGCTCAGCTAGAACGCTAGTGTCAGGAGAAAAGTTGTTCATAAGGGCTTCTACTATTTTCACTGAAGCTGCTTGAAAATCCAGATTCTGGGCTTCAATTACCTCCCGCCAAACACTGGCCACCGGTATATCCAAAGTATCAAGATAGAGCCTTGTACGACGTATGGGATCCTCATCGATGCCGACGATTCTAGCACAATGAAATGAGACATCCATGATAAAACCAGCAGTCTCCTTGGTGCACATACCAGCCATTATGATAGCGGTCATAACTGCATCAAGAGCGGTAAAGCCAGCTCTCCATGTTCCAAAACTAACACTTTTCAGAGACTCGAGTGACTGCTTTAGCGATGGTATCTTACCAAGGAGAGACCCATAGGTCGCATTGAGCCAATTAACGCTAGTACTAACGGCAAAGCTTTCTCCATATACTTTAGCGTAGGCCGCCTCAGATATATCTTCCAGTGTCAAGAACTGGCCATTGGCTGAACATGACTGTAACCATCGTTTGACACCATTTTGACTTCCAAGCTGTGGGTTTCGTTCATTACTATGGGACAGTATTTTTCTCGAGACAGTATCAGATAACCAAGCAAAGCTGCCATACTCGAGCTTACTCCTAGCGCTTTCAAGATCAACTTTTTGCTCTTTCAGACCTTGGGAGGCAACCACATCCATGATTTCGGAATAAGCGACCATCCACACTGCCAACAACTCATAGTTAGACGCCGTAAGCTTTAATCTGGGAGTTAGCTGAACTCCAGCTACAGAGTAAGTGACATTTGCCTGGCGAAGCTGGGTTTTTGCTGCTTCAACATTTCTGTTGACCGTGGTTCTAAAGACTTGGAGAACCCTGTCAAATCCCTCACGCTCAACCTTGAGATAAAGTAGGCCCTTGGTAGGATGTGGTACAGGTATGAGATAATAATCCCCCCTATCCGGCACAAAGTTTGTACCATACCCACCATGATCAACATTGAGTTCAGTTAAGACAGAAGTTCCAGCTCGCCCAAGGACAGTACGTCTCAATGCACAACCATGGGAAAAGGTGGGGCTAAACATGGCTTTAACATCTCTGAAAGTTTGGACGTATGACCCTGAATCCGAAAATTTAGAGATCACTTTATCACCAACCATGCGTGTATTCTGACCAGTGATGCGACATGTAACATCATCCGTATGCATAACATCCCAATTGACATGGAAACATGAAAACCCATTTTCGATATTGGCTCTTCTCATAAGATCGAGAATCAAGGTTGCATTCATATTAGGCTCAATGTTGACCATCCAAAGATAGTCCACCTCAGCTTTCTTGAACAGGGAAATAGCGTTAGCAACGTTACCTGTAGCTATCCTACCTTGGTTTTTCGCAGTTAAGTACATCTTGCACCTCTTAGTCTTGCACATTGCACATGGTTTATTGACTCTAGCTCTGTCAACACCATCATCAATGTTGAGGTAGTAACCGAAACCATCAGGATTTGAATGCCATTCAACTAAGGACGGGGAGATCATACCAACCCTGCCATAAGCAGTTGCCTTCTTCATATGAGACATCCAAGCTCTACGACAAGTAGCTGCAGCTGAATGACCATCCATACCAGGTATGTACTTGAGTGGTATGCCAAGCAAGCCAACCAACTGCTTGTACAATGGGCTAGAGATCGGGACACCAGTATTAACGCTGTGGCCATCCAAAGTATCAAACGCTGCTTCACGGTTTTCATTATACTCACCCTGCAAGCCATCAGAACCAATGAGTATCCTAGCCGACGCCATAGCACTACTTATACTGAGAGTGGGCTTCTTTGAGTTATCAGGCGCAAACGGTATATGGACATTACTCCCATTAGGAATCCTCATGTGGGATTTAGCTCTCTTTATCCGGGAAAAGTTCCTGTAGGCAGACTGGACCATCTCAGAGACATTTCTACCATTGGTCCCAAGGTCAGTAGAGTTTCTGAGAGCCTCCATGTAGAGAGACTCAGCCCTGTCCCGAGCCTTAACGGCCTCAAGGTGAGCCTGTTCAACATCAATAGTCCCCAACATCGTGTATGTTGGGGGATGACTTTATGGTCTTAAATTAATAAGATAATGTCG